TAACTGATAAATTAATCAAGCAAGTAGAGAAGTTAAACGATAAAGGCAGTAATGTCGATGAACGTATTTGGAAACCAGTAGTAGATAAGTCTGGTAATGGTTATGCAATCATTCGATTCCTTCCAGAATCAGAAGGTTGTGAACTACCTTGGGCAAGAGTTTATACTCATGCATTTCAAGGGCCTGGTGGTTGGTATATAGAGAACTCTCTTACCACACTAGGACAGAAAGATCCTGTCTCTGAGCACAACTCACAGTTATGGAACTCTGGTTCAGATGCGAACAAAGAAATAGCACGTAAGCAAAAGCGTAGACTATCATATTACAGCAACATCTATGTTGTAAGTGATCCTGCAAATCCTGAGAACGAAGGCAAAGTATTTCTATACAAGTATGGAAAGAAAATCTTTGACAAGATCATGGAGGCGATGAAGCCTGAGTTTGCAGATGAAACTCCTATCAATCCATTTGATTTCTGGCAAGGTGCTAACTTTAAACTTAAGATTCGTAAGGTTGAAGGTTATCAAAACTACGACAAGTCTGAGTTTGATAGTGCATCTGCTCTCTTTGATGATGATGACAAACTAGAGAAGATCTACAATTCATTGCATGATCTATCTGAGTTTACAACACCTGATAAGTTCAAGTCTTATGATGATTTGAAGAAGCGTTTGGTATATGTTCTTGGTATGAATCAACCTACTAAGAGAATAGATCCAGAAGTTGCAGAAGAAGACGCAACATGGGAAAGGGAACGTCGTGGAGACTTCAGTGAGTCTGCTACACCAGCCCCAGAACCAGTGTTAGCATCTACTACATCAACAGAAGAAGACGAAGATGATGAATCTTTAAGTTATTTTTCTAAGTTAGTTAATTCTTAATTAACTGGAGGGAATACAAAAGATCTCTATGTAGAAAGAGTGCCCTTCTTTTGTCTAAAAGGTGATTGGTTTAGCCCCCTCATTTTGAGGGGGTTTTTTTATATACCTGTTTCTCTTGGGTTGTATGATGATATGAGTGATCTATTAATAAATGAAGATGACTTGTCGTGACTCATTATATTTCTAAAATCTGATACGAATGCTGATAAAAACTCAACTTTTAAAACTCTAATTTTTCTTTTATCTTCATTTAATCTTTGTTCATAAGTATAATTTGATACTGATTGTGCAGGTTTTTCTGTAATAGATGAGTAATCATCTTTTGCATAAGTAAATTCAAAATTTTGATCTACGATAAGTTCTTTCTTTAATACTAATCTACCAAACTTATCTTTAATTTCTTTTGTTTCAAAATGATGTGTTGCCATTATATTTTCATCACTGCCATATTTTTCTAAACAATAATTATATAAATCATTATTACTTAGAGGCCATTGATTCCTTATACTTGTGATGTTATTTGTAACCAATATTACCCAATCTAAATCAGCATTATCGTAAACTTTTTGAGCAATAATATCTGGTCTCTCATTATCTTGTATAAGATAATAATCAAATGAAGTCACTGATTGATCTACATCAGTTCTTAATTTTGCTCTTTTAAATAAATTTTTAACCTCAATTCTTTCATCACTTCTATTTTGATTTGGGAGAAGTGAAACGTAGGATATATTTGGAAGTTCTCTGAAATACATTAGAATCCCACCTCATCTTCTTCTATTGCTAATCTATTTTCTAGTCCCCTATCCTCATCATATCCTCTAGTTTCAACAGTTCCACCTTTGAATGTATAATCTGTATCATACACTGGTTCAAGTTCTTGGAAACCTAAAGACATAATTATCGAAACAGGTTGACCTTTATCATAAGATGCAAATGTTCCTTCAGGAGTATAGTTTACTGATGCTTGAGTTAACGCACATGTTTTAATTCGATTTATACCCTTTATTGGTTCACCTTCTGAGGTTCGATATGCCAATCTAAACACGTTTGGTGTTCCTAAAAAGTAAGATGTTCCTGATTGTAAACTGGCTTGTGAGTTTTGTTTTCTTGGTGACATACCTTGTTTAAAGAAACGAACTATACGATTTACCATACTCGCTTCCTTCTCACTTCTTGGACTCATCTTATACATGAATGAGAACTGTCGAAGCATTGGTGCAGAGAATAATAATTCTAAGTTACTGTTTGGAATAACACCATCTCTTCTTGCAAGAATTGATGCTGCACTTGTTTCGATTCCTTGTGATGCTAATATTCTTGATACTACCTCTGGTCCTAAAATACTTGCTGCTGCTTCCACATTACCTTGACCTTTAACACTCGCTGCTATTTGTGTAAATTTCGCAGCACCAATTGCATCTTTGAATGCCTCTTGAAAATCTTGTCCTGCAAAAGCTGCACCAGTAGCAAGAGCACCAGCACCGATAATTTCATCTATTGGATTACCGACTGCTCTCAACATTGCTGCTTCCATCGCATTCATTGTATCTTCACCCCATCTAACATTATTTGAATCTCGAATATCATTTGGCATAGGTAATTTAACAAGACCTAAAAATTGTGCAAGTGCACTTCCTCTTCCAATACCTTGTGTTAATAATTCACCAGTTTTTTTTCTGTTTACACCCCAAATCTCTCCTGCTCTTGG